CCACATAATTATTTAGGTAATTTGATAGAAGGCCATTGGTTTTCTAGAGATCTATTTGAAAAAATGTACAAATGGACAGTATTACACTATAATATTATGGATATGCTTTGGCCATATCCTTGTGAAGAAGTTTATTTTGCTACGTTAGGCCATCACTTATCTGATACTAAGAACTATTCACATCCTTACAATTGCTTCCACCACCGCGACCATTATTTAAATAATCCTATTGATATCAATGATTTACGAGAAAATAAAGATGTGATATTCTGGCAACCTAACAACTGGAAATATTTGAAAATCCCATTCCCTGGTAAAAATTTATATTCCATCAAGAGGATTAATAGAGACCTCAATGATCCCATCAGAAAGTATATTAATTCTCTTCCATGATAATCTACCAGGTTTATATCCATCCGGACAAGTAAAATTCCTAATAGATTTTATTCCATTATTATACCAATGTGTACCAGTTATCAACAATTTACTTGCCGCAACTGAATTAATTTTACCTTCTTCAGTTTGTTGATAACCTTTATGAGGTTTTCTCATTTTAGCCTTAGTTTCTTCTGAATGTTTTCGACCTCTCATCTTTTCGGCTTGTCTAAGTCTAGATTCTTTTGGCACTCTTTTATTAGATGCTATTATTTTAGCTCTTGTTTCTAAAGATACAACAATATTACTTCTGCCATCACCACCATCAGTTAAATTTCTAAGTATACCTGTTCCTATATCTTTGCGGCCAAATAATTTAATGTATGCTATTTCAAGTGATATTGCATCTTTGTTTGTAAGACCTTTCTGATAAAACACTATTTTAGATTTATCTGAAGGTAAATTTATATAATGATTATCGGCATAAGCTCTATTGCCTTTACCCTTACCAATATAATAAGGAGTGTAATCTTTTTCACGCAGATAAGCGTAGACATAGTAATCATACATAGTCAATTAGTTTACCCTCAATTTGGAGTAAATAATACTATTATCAAAGGTATTATTTAGAAAATGTCTAATCTTATTTCAATCGGCCAAAGATATGATCGTCTAGCAACAGTGAGTCAATTTACCTACAGTACTGATGGTTATAATTGGATTTCAAATAACAGAATTGATCCACCGTTTTTACCGTTCTTTCCAAGACATTCTGGTATCGGTATAGCTTGGACAGCTGATTTACCTTGGGAAATAAGAATCAATGGGTCTTACCCTACACTCAATGGAGTATGTTGGGGCGATTATGAATTTATCGCCGTAGGTGATACCGGAACTATATTGTCGAGCACAAATGGAGTATCATGGACAGTTCAAACTAGCAATATATCAAGTAATTTAAATGGTATTGCTTGGTCAGGTAATGTATATGTAAGTGTTGGTGAGACTGGTACTATTATATCTAGCGTAGATGGTATAAATTGGAATGTGCAAACAAGTGGAACAACAATTAATTTAAATTCAGTTGCATACGCCAATGGTGTAGGTATATTTGCTACAGTTGGTGATAATGGATTTATATCAATCAGCAATAATGCTGTTACTTGGACTGAACAAACAAGTAATACATCAACACAATTGAATAGTGTTGCCAGCCCAGCAAGTTCTTGGGGGTCTGGTGGTTGGAGTGATAACGTTTTACCTTGGGATTATACGTTTTTTGTTGCAGCTGGTAATGATGGTAATATCGTAACTAGTGCGAATGGAGTCATATGGACGGCACAATTTAGTAATATAATAAGTAATATCAATGGCTTAACCTCAGATGGTATAAATGTTATCGGAGTCAGCAGTAATGGGATTATTATATCAAGTGAAGACACAATTACATGGAATTTAGTACCAACTGGAATTACTAGTAATCTATATGCTGCAGCAAGTACAGGTCCAGTATTAGATTTTATGTCAGTAATTGTTGGAGAAGATGGAACTATACTTAGGTCCATAGATGCTATTAATGTAACTATAGATACAACACAAGTAGCGTCGGATATTTACGATGTAACCTTTTCATTATATTTAAACTTATTTGTTGCAGTCGGACAGTCGGGTCTGATAATGACTAGTTCAACGGTAAATCCATATCAGACTATTACTGCCATAAGTGATTCTGGATATATAAGTAGTAGTTATGATGGTAATGTATGGAGTGACGGTAGTATAATAAATGGTAATTTTGGTCCGCTTGCAATAGGCCAAGGAGTAGATGCATCAGGATTAACTAATACTATTATAATTGTAGGAAGTCAAAAATATGCAGCAACTGAAGTTAGCCACAATCAAGGAGACGAAGTTGCACAAATATTCATTAGTTCAGAATCAATTGGAAACTTAAGTGTTGATGATCCAGGTTATGAAGATAGTTGGATAATGGTATATGCCGAAGATAGCACAAATAGTAGATATAATGGCGTTCGTAGAATATCTCCGCCATTAGTCACAATTGTAACTAATCCCGAAATCAATGGTATAAATTTTAGTAACGTAACTATTTCTATATCAGCAAACAATCAAAATTTGCTTGGTGTTGTGGAATTACTATCGGCCGGAAGCATTGATTCAATTGGATCTATAACATTTAGTAATATACCTGATTCTACTTTTGCATTAACAAGTGTTAATATAGATTCTGAATCTTGGACCTTTATTTTTGAAGGATCTGCAACATATTTAACAACCGATACAGTAACATTTACTTATACTCATCCAAGTGTTTGGATAGTATGTGGTGTATCCTATAATAATCCTATAATGCATTATAGTTTGGATGATGGAGAGTCTTGGGATACAAATCAAATTCCTACATTATTCAATGGTAGAGCATTATTTGATGTTGCATATGCTAATAATCAATTCTATGTGTCTGCGTATGGAGTAATATTATATACTTATAGTATAATCAATCCAACTTGGAACGCTACTAACTTTGTTACATCACCATATGGTAGCCCAAATTTCCGTAGAATTGCATCAAATCCGAGCGGCCATTTAGTTGCCGTAGCAAGTGGATTAATCTATTATACATTAGATGGTGTTGCATGGACTAGTTATTATCAACCAGGTTATCAATTCACATCTGTAATTTGGTATATAGATCATTGGGTAGTTGGAATTTCAACATTGTTAACCAATTATACTTATTTCACTAGTATCGATACTATAAATTGGATAGGTAATAATAATAATATCCAGATGTATGACTTCGCAGTAACATCATAATACCATTTGACATCAACGTACAGTATTGATAAAATGTATTATCAGTAAAGTTAAAGGATGTTAGTTATGACCATTGGTACATTTAGTGAAGGTGACCTAGTTAAGTTACGAGACTTGATAAATCAAGGTGTGCAAGTAACTAGTGATATTAAGAATCTCAAGGAAAGTTTAAGTGAAGTTATTGCTGCTGTAAGTGAGGAATTAGAAATTCCAAAAACAGTTCTAAACAAGACTATTAAAGTTGCGTTTAAAATGGGTGAAAATCAAGATGAAATCGAAGAAGGTCGCGAAGAGCTTGATGCCGTTGAAGAACTGTTAAAAGTAGTGGGAAAGACCAGATAATCTCGTAGAGATCTTGATTAAATTATTTACATAGGAGGTAATAAATGAGTTACATTGATGCAATACTTGATCGCGAGAGAAACCAAATTCTTGTAGCAGAACGTCATGTTGACGGAAGACGTATTTTAGTTACTCATCCAACTAAGTACGTAGCTTATTGGCCAAGTGAAAAAGGGAAATATACAAGTATTTTTGGAACTAAGTTAGATAAGTTTCAAACAAATAAAGATAAAGAATTTAAACGAGAGTTGTCAGCTTTACCAAGAAATATCAATCCTATTTTTCGTTGTCTATATGACAACTATAAGGATCTACCTGCACCTGATGTACATATAGGCTTCTTTGACATCGAAACTGATTTTAATCCTGAACTTGGTTTCAGCAGTCCAGACGATGCATTCTCACCAATAACTGCAATTAGTATCTATACTAATTGGTTAAATCGCAACTTTACACTTGTGATTAAGCCAAAGGGTATAAGTGTTGATGCAGCACAGACTATTGTAAATGAGTTTGAAGATACTATCTTATGTGAAAATGAAAAGCAATTATTAGAAATGTTTCTAGATTTAATAGAGGATTGTGATATAATATCTGGGTGGAATTCAGAGGGATTTGATATTCCATATATACATAATAGAATTATCGAAGTACTTGGTAAAGATGAAACCCGACGTATGTGCTTGTGGGGCAGATATCCGAGGAAGCGTGAATATGAATCATATGGTCGTCCTACTGTAACTTATGATCTGGTTGGCAGAGTTCATTTAGATTATTTGCAATTGTACCGTAAATATACATATCACGAAATGCATAGTTATAGATTAGATTTTGTGGGCGAAGTTGAAGTTAAAGAAAAGAAAATTCAATATGAGGGAACTCTTGATCAATTATATAATAGTGATTTTAAGAAGTTCATAGAATATAATCGTCAAGACGTTATGCTATTGGTAAAAATTGATGAAAAACTTAAATTTATTGAATTATCTAATAATATTGCGCATACTAATTGTGTTTTATTACAAACAACTATGGGCGCAGTTGCATTAATTGATCAAGCAATTGTTAATGCAGCGCATGATATTGGTATGATGGTACCAACCAGAACTCGTGAAACTGACGCAGAGAAAGAAATTCGTTGGGCTGAAGAAACTGAAATGGGCGGATCTGTTGTAGGTGCATATGTCGCTGATCCAAAGCCAGGTATGCATGATTGGATTGGGGGCGTTGACATTAACAGTCTGTATCCATCTGCTATTAGAGCTTTGAACATGAGTCCTGAAACTATTATAGGGCAGATTCGACCAGAGTTAACTGATCAATTTGTTAAAATGAAGATAGCTGAAGGTTATAGTTTTGCTGACGCATGGAATGGTATTTTCGGAATATTTGAATATCAAAATGTTATGGAGAAAAAAGATACTCCACTTAAAATTGATTTTGAGGATGGTACAGAAGTTACGGTTACAGCAAATGAAATATATAATTTAGTTTTTAATAGTGGTAAGAAACTTACATTAAGCGCAAATGGAACTATATTTGATTATAGTAGACCTGGATTAATTCCAGGAGTGTTAACTAAGTGGTTTGCTGAACGTAAAGAACTACAGGCTGAAATGCGAGAATGGGCAAAATTAGAAGATGGATTTGAACTAACAGATGAACAAATCAAAAATTTTAATAA